TTTCAGTTCAGTAATCATGTGTGAAACTCTCTCAAGGTTGATTGTTGGACCTTGAGGATGACCTAGTTCACCATATGCTCTTTTCTTTTCGACATATTCTTTGTTATATCTAGCAACTTCTTTTGCAAGAGTTTCTGCTGGATATACACGACCGTTACGATTCTTGATATCGCCTTGCATGAAGACGCCTTCGATGAAGTATGACTTCTTACCGCTATCGTCTTTTGCTTCTGTGATATAGTTAATATCTTCGTTGACTTCGCAAATAAGTTTTAGGCTCATGTTGCAATCTCCGCTACTTTAGTTCCGTATACACCAACTGCGGCAGTGATTGTATCCTGTGGTCTTTTACGAACAGTAACAACTTCATTTGCGTTAAGACGAATTGATACTTGACCACCAGCATAATTACCATGCTGTCCAGATTCTACGGGATCGGCAGTATTTGCTATTACAATAGTTCTAGCAGTATTGTCGTTTGTAATACGAACAGCAGTAGCATTATATACATTATTTGCAGATGTAGTAAAAGCAACAGTATTCGCTAAAACTTTGATAGCCATTATTTACCTCCAAGTGCCAAGTCCATCATCTTCATGAAAGAGTTTTCGTCTTTCTCAATAGCGGCGGCAAACTTTTCCTTAGTTGATGCGTTTTTAATTCTTTTGTCGAAAGCATTGACGATAGCACTTGCAGTTGTTAGATCGATACGCATTTTCTTACCGTTCTCGAACTTGACTTGTTGCATCTGCTTATCTTTGACGATCTTTCTGAGAGTATCCATTACACCCTCTTCAAGTTCTTCATCGTCTTCATCCTCGTCTTCGTCTTCGTCATCGTCATCCTCGTCTTCATCATCATCTTCAGGCTCATCTTCTTCTTTAGTCTGCTTTGCTTCTTTGATAGGATTTACAGGTGTCATATCACCTTGCTTCTTATCAGCAGATCGTTTGGAATCACCACCACCTTGTGGTTCTTTCAGATCAGTGCCCGATTTGATGATTTCTTTTTCACCAGCATCAGAACCTTTTGGTGATGTTGGTTGTGTAGAACCATTGTGAACAGATGGATCAGCAGTCGGATGAGGCTCAGTCTCAGTTGTGTGAGCGTCAGCAAAATCTTTCTCGCCCTTAGAACGAGGCTTTAGTTCTTTCTCATCTTCATCCTTTTTAACAGGCGTCAAGTCAGCGGCGCTTGCTTCAAGGAAAGTCTTAAACTTCTGGATCTTGGACATCGATATCCCCTTCGTCTGAGTGTGCAGACATAAATTGAGATGCTACTTCGACTCGCTTTAGTTCGATAGCATCAGAAACTTTATCAGCCATGATGCTGTTGATAGCGTCTTTGAACTTCGCAGTATTACCATCAAAAGCAAATTCTACTGCATCTCTTGTTGTGTAGTCTGACATATTTATCTCCTATTCATCTATTTATAAAATAATACAACTGAATTACATAAATTCATCTTCATCACCTTCAATCTCACCACCGCCTTCGTCTTCAATCTCTTTTTTGATTTCTTCAATCTCTTCTTCAGTTTGTCTGAGAACATTCTTTTGAATCCAAACAGTAGAGAAATACTTACCAGTGTATTGATCAACATCCTGTAGAAGACGCAATCTGTTTTCTAGAATTTCACTATCTTTTAATTCAGCAAAGTGATTGTCTTCTATGAAATCATAATGAATCTTGTCTTGCATTTCTTTCCACTCTGCGGAGGTGATCACACCTTTGAGTAGAAGTTGTCTTTCAAGTAGAATATGAAAGATTTCAGCAAAACGAGTTCTCAAACGATTTACAAAACGAGAGAACTTCAGTTCATCCCTTGTGATTTCTGATGCACGACCAAGATTAAATGCGCCATCAGCCTGTAATCTAGTAGTAGGAACATTCAGTGCTTCATAGAGTTTATTCTTGAAGTAGTTCACATCTTCCATTTCACCTAGATTTTGACCGCCAGGTAATGTAGTGATCTCTGTGCCTCTCCCTCCCTCTCTACGAGGTAGCCAGTAGTCTTCAAGCATAGTAAGAAACTTACGATCATCTCTTACTTCACCTGTATTTGCATCATACACAAGTTTGTTCTTGTGCTTGACCATCATGTCACGCAGATATTGTTCTGCTTTCGCTTTGGGTAAGTTACCAACATCGATATAGAAAATTCTACGCTCTGGCGCACGAGCCAGACGATAAATGACTGTCGCATCTTCAAGCATTCTCAACTGATTAAGTGGTTTCATTGCTTTGTGAAGATGTGATAAAACTGTGTAATTCTTTTGATCTAAAAGGCCGCTATGGCAGTATGCGATTGAATCTGTAGCAATCTTTAGACCGTTACCTTCTGCTGTGATACCTTTTGATTGATACACGAAATACTCATCATATTTTTTGAGAAGAGTCTCTTCGTCTAGTCTACGATTTGCATCACGCTTTTCTTTACGAACTTTTTTGATTTTTCTTGGATCAATATGTCTAAGTTCTTTGATACCTAGTCTAGGATTTTTGACATCGATAATGATATGGTAGTATAGTCTACCATCTACATACCAGTTCTTAAAGATATCATATCCTCTATAGTTGAATTTCATCAACTTGAGAATATAATCAAACTCTTCACGAATTTTCTTTTTGATTGATTCTGGTTGTTCAACATCATCAAGCACAATTTCAAGAGGTGCTTGTGTATCATCACCAACGATAGCCTCATTTACAATATCATCAATTGCTCTTTCAGCCTCAGGCTGTTGAGACATCTCACGATATTTTGTGATGAGTTGTGCTTCATTTTTTACTGTATTGTCTAAGTCTACGGTTGTGCCAAACGCACCGCCTTCAGCAACAGTGATGCTACCATCATCTTGTGCTGGTGGTACGAATGAAGGTAGATTGTCGAGTTGTTTCTCGTCAACATTTCTACCAATTTTGAAACCGAATAGATTTACTGCCATTTTGTATCCTCAATGAAAAATAGGGGATGCCTGTATAGTATTTATAGGCATCCCCAACATAACTAAAAACGGATTTTAGATGCCGCCGGCGTTGCCGGTTGAGCCGCCAGATACTTCCCAATAGTCATACTGGAAAGTGACAGTGTATTCTTGAATGCCTTCAGTTTCCCATGCAAGATCGATAGTGCTGACTTCAGTTGGGAAGATACCCACGAAGTTATACTCTCTAAGGATTTCACCTGTCTGAGAATACTGAATGACTTGAGCGTTTGCTTTATACAAAGCAGGCGCAGAGCCGCCAGTTGTTCTTAGGTTACCTTGGAAAGAATTGATGCTATTAGACCACTGTTCCATCGCATTACGAATGGCAAAATCTTCATCGTTGATAATTGTAGGTGCCCACTCTGCAAAAGTTCTGTTACCAGCAATCTTTACGGTGCGGCCGAAGTAAGGAACTTCGACTACACCTAAAGTAGCGGCTGGAATTTGAGCGGCTTTGCAGAGAAAAGGAACTTGAACATCAGCGACACCGTTAATCGGATTCGTGATTTGCACTTGAAACAGTGAATTTCTAGCACCGCCACTTGTTAGGGCGCCTGAAAATTCGTTTACATTAAAAGCCATTGTCTTTTCTCCTGTTTACCTTTATTTATGTTGCTCTACCAACGATTTCTGAAAATTCTACGCCAGTTCTTACAGCAACAAAGTTCAACTGGATAAAGTTGATGGAACGAGCAGGCTTGACATAAATGTCACCCACAAACTCGTTTCTATCAATGACTTCGCCAGTGTTGTTTGTTCCATCACAGACAACTTGGAAGTCTGTTAGACCTCTACGACCTTGAACATCTCTGAGGAAAGGTTCAACCAAGTTCTTGAACTGTGAGCGAGTGAACTCATCATTGAACTCAAAGAGAGTGAACTTAGCGGCAGTGCTAATTGCTTTCTCAAGAACAATGAACAGTCTGCGAACATTGATGCGGTCAAATGCGCTTGGTTGATCAAGCATTGTCTTATCACCAAACAGAACTGTTCCTTGACCTGGGAATGTTACAACTGGATTGACACCCTTCTTGTAAAGTTCATCCCGATCTGCTTTGCTTGGATTGTAAGCAAGTTTGATAACATTCTTGACATTACCACGATTGAAGCCGGCAGGTGAATACCATGGGTCTCTTGTCAAGTCTGTTTGAACCATTAGACCAGCGGTGTCACCGTTAAGAGGAACATAGCGGTAAACATCGTTGTATTTGTCATACTGATACTTCCAACCAGAATCCATAACTGCATAAGAAGAAGATGGTAGTGTATCTCTGAATGAGAGAATGTCATCTCTTTCTTTACCGTCATAGGTATCATTGTTGACAACATCTGCTCTTTCTGGTGAAATGACTGCTACACAATCTTTTCTATGTTCTGCGATGTTGTTGATGATGTGAATAGCAACAGTTGAGCTTGAGCCTGAGCCAAGAACAAGTGAAACATCCACTGTATCAGCATCTTTAAAGTAATTGTATGCACTAATGTAAGCGGCATCTGAAGCAGAACCGTCTTTACCTTTAGTCATGCTGTTTGAACGAGGCAGGTCATTGCCTGGATAATTTGTACCAGAACCAGCAGTACCATTATTTGTCAAGTCTGCTCTTGTGCCAGCCTTGCTCATGTTACTGTTGTGTGCGCCCCACCATACCCACTGTGATTGGTTGTTAATCACATCTTTGTAGTATAGTGTGTCGCCTTGAGGACCTTTAGCATCCGGTGCTTGAGAAACATTTTCATATCTCTCTAGTAGAGTTCCAGATGAGCCTGTGATTACACCATCTTCATCAACGATAGCGACATGAATTGCATCGCCTTGTGAGTTGACTGTGTTAGCATAAGTTGTTGTTGTAGGCGCACGATCAAAGTTAGAAAAGTATTCCCATCTACGAGTTAGTGATGGTGAATAGTTTGAAACTGTGTTGCCTTGATACTTTGATGTAAGTGTAATTGTGTTACCGGAAAGTGAAGCAATCTTTCTAGGCTCTTTATCAGGACCTAGTAGAAGAATATCACCAACGATAAACTGTGTTTCTGTGTTTGAGGTACTCTGACCGTCACCAGCAAGTGTGACTGTCTTTGATTCTCTGGTTGCATAGTAATTTGTAGATACTGTGCTTTCCCATGCGTTTGCATTGTGACATACAGAAACTTTTAGCGAGTTACCAATGTCGCCTGGATATTTTGCTACCCAATCGCCATGACCGCTAGAGTTTGTGTATGACTCATTATAGTGATCTTCATTTTTAATATAAGCGCCTGTTCCGCCTGTTGTTGCGTTATTCGCAGATGCAACAGCCCTTGTTACATAAAGTGAATTACCATATGCAAGGAAGTTTGAAGCCGTAAAAAAGTCATCAGCAGTGTTTGCGTTAGGTTTGTTGAAAACCGAAACAAGTTGGTCTTCAGTGCTAACGAGAACTCGCTGATCAACCGGACCCCACTTGAAGTGTCCAGCAAGGGCACCAGTAGTGGTTGATACGGCAGGCACCACCGTTGTGAGATCAATCTCACTAACATTTACGCCAGGTGATACTTGAAAAGCCATTTTCATTTCTCCTTCTAAGAATATTCAAAATAATCTCTGATTTACTCAATATTTATAAAAACGATCTTTTAGAACCAACTATCACGGTTTGAGGAATTTATGTAATCGGATATATCCTCAGGTCCGTTTAGTATACCTTCTTCTGGTTGACCATCATCGATTATTCCGAACGGCAGTTGTTCGTCTTCAAGCATTTTTATCTTATCTTCGTATAATTTTTGTCTAATATCGACATCCGTTATATCACGGAAGTATGTTTGTCTTACTAACCAAGCAAAAAGAACACAAGTCATTACCAAATCATCATGGGCGCCTTCTTCTGCTTCATATGATGAACCTCTACCAATGAAACTTGCTAGTTCAGTAATCACATCAAAGTCTTCGATGATCAGTTTATCTTGCTCTATCAAGTCTTTTAGATTTGATGTTCCTATTCTTTTTACTTGTTTTGTTGTGCGAACACCGAATTGTGTTCCAGATGAGAAACCGCCACTCACCTGTTGTCCAGCACGACCTCTTACTGAAGTCGCAATCAAGTTTTCATACTCTAAATCTGAATGTAAAATATCTGCTACTTGTCCTCCAATATCATTTACTTCTACTAAAACAT